CGAGCAGGACGAGGTCGGGCTGTACACGAAGCAGAACAAGATGATCAACGTCGCCGAGACGCAGCGACGCGGCGCGGCCGGTATGGGTGGCCGCACGCACGCCACGTCGAACGCGTGGGACCCGGCCGCGAACTCGTACGCCCAGCAAGTGTTCGAGTCCGGGTCGGCGGACATCTTCGTGTTCTACCGGAACCCGGACGACGTGCTGAGGCACAGCGACGGGAAGCCGCTGCGGTACTCCGTCAAGGCGGACCGTCAGCGGATCCACCGGCACGTCTACGAGGGCTCGTGGTGGGTCAACCTCGACTCGATCGAGGCCGAGGCCACCGAGCTGATGAAGACCGACCCGGCGCAGGCTGAGCGCTTCTTCGGCAACCGGCTCGTGCAGGGCTCGGGGGCGTTCGTCCCGGATGGCCTGTGGCTCGAGCGGACAGTCGAGCGCGAGCCGACCCGGCGCATCGTCCTCGGTTTCGACGGCTCGACGTCGGGTGACTGGACGGCGATCCGCGCGGAGGACGAGACCGGCCTCCGGTTCACGCCGACGTACACGGTCGGCGAGGACGAGCGGTCGACCGTATGGGACCCGAAGCTCTCCGGCGGCAAGATCCCCCGCGCCGAGGTCCGCGCCGCGGTCGAGCAGATCTTCGACCGCTACGACGTCGCGCGCATGTACTGCGACCCGAAGGATTGGCGCACCGAGATCGACGACTGGGCGCTCGAGTACGGCGAGAAGGTCGTCGTTGAGTGGCCCACCTACAAGATCGACCGGATGTGGCAGGCGCTCAACCGGTACATCACCGACCTGTCCGAGGGTGCCACGGTGCACACGAAGGACAAGACCGCGGCCACCCATGCGGCGAACGCGATCATGCTCGGCAAGCCGGGAGACAAGTACATCCTCGGCAAGCCGGCAGACCACCAGAAGATCGACGTGCTGATGACCGACGTGCTCGCACACGAAGCGGCCGCTGACCAGCGCGCCGAGGGCTGGGCCGACTCCGGTCCGGCGTACTTCCGACTTCCGAGGTAATGGCGAAGGGGGCGACGTGGCACTCACCCCCGTTGAGATCCAGCTCATCGAGAAGCACAAGCGCGAGCTCGAGTCCCGCTCGATGACTGACGAGCTGATGCTGCGCTACTACCTGGGGCAGCAGCGGGTCGAGCACCTGGGTATGGCGATCCCTCCGCAGATGCGCCGGTTCCTGGTCATCGCCAACTGGTGCCGGACGGTCGTCGACACGACGAACGCGCGGCAGCAGGTGCGCTCGCTGATCCTCCCGGGCGAGGACACGGCAGATCCGCGCCTGCGCGCGATCTGGGATGCGTCGAACATGTCGGCGCACGTCGCGATGTTCAACATCGACCGGATGGTCTACGGCCGGGCGTTCTTGTCGGTCGGGACGAACGCGCAGGACCGGTCGCTGCCGTGGGTGCGGGTGGAGTCGCCGCGTGAGATGTCGGCGTTCGTCGACCCTCTGCGTGAGGTGGTGACCTCCGCAGCGCGGTTCTACGGCTACAAGGATGGTCAGCCGACGTACGTGACGCTGTACCTGCCGGACTACACGGTGTGGATCCAGCGCGGCGAAGGTGGCCGCTGGTCCGAGGTGGAGCGCGACGAGCACCGCCTTGGCGCCGTGCCGGTCGTGATGCACCTGAATCGGCGGCTGTCGGGCTCGTGGGCTGGCGAGTCGCAGATGACGGACATCATCCCGTTCGTGGATTCCGCAGCTCGGTCGTTGACCAACCTGCAGTTTGCGCAGGAGGCTCACGGGGTCCCCAGCCTGTGGGCCACAGGTGTGGCCCGCGGTGACTTCGTGGACGCCGACGGAAAGCCGGTCCCCCAGTTCGAGGCGTACTTCGATGCGATCAAAATCCTGTCGAGCAAGGACGCCAAGTGGGGGCAGTTCAACGCCGCGGATCTGAAGAACTTCGAGACGGCGCTCGAGACGTACGGTAAGCAGGCCGCGATCGTCACGGGCTTCCCTGCGCGGTACTTCGGGCTACTGTCGGTGAACCCGCCGGCAGAGGGCGCGATCCGCGCCGATGAGGCGCAGCTGGTGCGTGGCGTCGAGGCCCAGAACGAGCAGATCGGCATGACGCTCGGCTGGGCGGGCGCTCTGGCGCTGCGGTTTGCGACCGGCGACTGGGTCACGGGCAACCGTGTGCGCGTCGAGTGGTTCGACCCGGCAACTCCGACGGTCTCGCAGCGCGAGGACGCCCTGGCCAAGCGCCGGGCGGCTGGCGTGCTGTCGATGGAGGGCTACTGGGACGAGCTCGGCTGGTCCGAGGCGCGCAAGGCCAAGGAGCGGCAGTACCTGGCCCAGGAGCGCGAGGCGCTGATGGACCCGTATCTGCGCCAGGTCCAGGCCAAGGAGGCGGCGGCGAGCGATGCTGACGCAGAGCCTTCCGTCGTCGGCTGAGGCGTACGGCGCCGCGCAGCGCACGGAGATCGCGGCGGCAGTAGCCGCTGTGCGGCGCCTGTGGGGGCGGGTCGGCGACGACTTCGATGTGTCCTACGCGCGGGTGGAGCCGCAGATCCTTGCGATTCTCGACCTGGCGCAGGAGCGAGTCATCGCCGGGGCGGTGGAGTACATCCCCGCAGTCCTTGCTGAGACGAACCCTGCGGCCCTCGCTGGGCGACCGGACTACGCGCTGCAGCCGTGGTCGCTCGTCGGCACGGCTGGCGACGGCAACCCGACCGACACGCTGGCCTACGAGGCTGTGATCCACGCCAAGTCACGCGTGGCGGCGGGTGTGAGCGTCGCGCAGGCGCTCGAGTCGGCGGGCTCGTGGCTCGGGACCGCGACGGGCACCCTGCTGTCCGACACGGGGCGCACGGTCGAGAAGGTTGAGGCGTCAGCGCGACGCGCTGGGACGTTCGTGAGGATGCTGCAGCCGCCGTCGTGCGGCCGTTGCGTCATCCTGGCGGGTCGGCGGACGCGCCGCGAGACGGCGTTCGAGCGTCACCCGGGCTGCGACTGCCGGAACATCCCGGCGGCCGAGTCGATCGCGGACGATCTCACGGTCAACCCGCGCGAGTACCTCGACTCGCTGGACGACAAGGGCCTCGCGAAGGCGCTTGGCTCGCAGTCGAACGCTCGGGCGTACCGCGAGGGTGCGGACCCGGCGCAGATCGTCAACGCGTACCGCAGCGGCATCCGTAAGGCGCAGGTCTACGGGCGCACGGTGAAGTACACGACCGAGGGCACCACGCGCCGCGGACTCGCGAACTGGCGCATGCGGCAGGCCGGGTACATCCGGGCTGGCGGTGAGGCGAAGAACAGCGGCCGGTACCGGTCGCTGCGCGCGCCCCGCCTGATGCCGGAGTCCATCTACGAGATTGCGGAGTCGCCCGCCGATGCGCAGCGACTCCTGCGGCTCTACGGCTGGGTCCTCTGACCCCCACAGACCACCCGGCCCGCGCGATGCGGTGTCGGGTTCACCCACCGAGCGATTCGGGAGAACCATGTCGGAGCAGACGGCCGCACCGGCCGAGACCGCGCAGGACGCCGAGAAGGCCCCGCAGGGCGACCCTGCGGACAAGCCGCTGGGTCCCGCCGGCGAGAAGGCACTGAAGGACGAGCGGGCCGCGCGGGCGGCTGCCGAGAAGGCCGCCGCCGCACTGAAGGCTCGTCTGGACGAGATCGAGCAGGCCAACCTCTCCGAGCTGGAGAAGGCGCAGCGGAGCGCCAAGGAGGCGCAAGACGCGCTCTCCGCCGCAACCCGCGACGGCCTGCGTCACAAGGTCGCCCTCACGAAGGGCGTTCCTGCCGATCTCGTGCCGTTCCTGACTGGCGAGGACGAGGCGGCCATGACGTCCCAGGCGGACGTGCTCCTGGCTCGCCTCAACGCTCCGACGACACCGCGTCCCGACCCGTCGCAGGCGGGCCGAGGCGAACCCATCCCGCTGAACAGCAACGGCCTTGAGGCCGCGCTGAAGGCCAAGCTCGGCATCTCGTGATGCCTCCCCAGTCCTAGGAGGACACCATGGCGATCACCGCCGCCACCCGCACTTCCGACTTCGAGGGTTTCCTCGAGCCCGCCGAGGCCGCGCCGATCTTCGACGACGCGCGCCGGCAGTCGGTGTTCCAGCAGCTCATCCCGCAGACCCAGCTCGGCATCAACGGCCAGAAGGTTCCGGTCGTGACGACCAAGCCGACGGCCAACTGGGTCGGTGAGGGCGGCAAGAAGCCCGCCACCGCGATGGGCATGGACCTGCTGTACATCGAGCCCAAGAAGCTGGCGGCCATCGCGGTGCTGTCCGCGGAGGTCGTCCGGGCGAACCCCGGCAACATCAACGGCCAGCTCCGCCCGTACCTCGCGGAGGCGTTCTCCATCGCGTTCGACCTCGCGGTCGGCTACGACGTCGGTGGCGACGGCACGGGATCGAGCCCGTTCGACAATCCGCTGTCGGCCACGACGAAGTCCGTCACGCTCGGCAGCACCACCCAGGGCGCGGGCGGGATCCACGGTGATCTCGTCGCTGGCATGCGTCTCCTGGTGGACGACGGCAAGCGCCTGACGGGCTTCGGCCTCGACGACACGCTCGAGCCGGACCTGTGGGGCGCGGTCGACGCCAACGGGCGTCCGCTCTACGTGGACCTGCCGACGGACGACACGTCGCAGACGATCGCCCGCCCGGGTCGCCTGCTCAACCGCCCGTCGTTCATGGGCGAGGGTGTCGGCCACGGCGACGTCGTCGCGTTCGGTGGCAACTTCCAGAAGGCCGCGTGGGGTGTCGTTGGTGGCATCTCGTACCGCGTGTCGACGGAGGCCACGGTCACCATCAACGGCCAGCTCACCTCCCTGTGGGAGAACAACCTCGTCGCCGTCCTGGCGGAGGCCGAGTACGGCTACGTGAACGCGGACGTCGAGTCGTTCGTGAAGTACATCCGCCCGGGCGAGGGCGACTGATGGCGGCCGGCGGCAAGGCCGTCACGCTCGTGAGCCCGACCGGGGCGCGGGTGACGGTCTCCGCAGAGTCGGTCGACCGGTTCAAGGCCAAGGGCTACAAGGGCGTCCCCGGGCGCCCTGCCAAGCCCGCCGGGAAGTGAGGTGAGGGGGCGGCCGTGACGTACGCAACCGTCGTTGACGTGAGCACGCGGCTCGGCCGCCCCATCGCCGACCCGGACGAGGTCGCGCAGGTGCAGGCGTGGCTGGATGACGCCGAGGCTGTGATCCTCTCTCGCATCCCGACCCTGCCGGATCTGCTGGGTGTGGGCGCCCCGACTGTGGCGACGCTCGTCATGGTCGAGTCGAACGCCGTCATCCGGAAGATCCGGAACCCCGAGGGCTACACCTCGGAGACGATCGACGACTACACGTACCGGTACAACGAGCAGGTCCGCCGCGGGGACATCTTCCTCACGGACGAGGAGTGGTCGCTGCTGAGTCCGGCGGGTGCTGCAGGCGCGTTTTCCACGACGCCGGGTTTCGTGCCGGACTGGGCCGTGGTGTACCCGCCGCGCCCCTACGGCTGGCCCCTGTGACCGCGCCCACTGCCCTGCGCTCCGGTCGTGCAGCCGCCGAGCGCCTGATGACGGATGCGTGCACGCTCGAGCGCCCTGGCGAGCTGGTCGACGACGTGACCGGTGAGGCCGTCATGGAGACGGTCTACGAGGGCCGCTGCAAGATCCAGACGTACGAGGGCTACGAGCAGAACCCCACGGCTGGCGGCGCTGTGCTGACGGTGCAGCGGTACCGGGTGGATCTGCCGGTCACCGTGCAGCCGCGGCCTGGCGACATCGTGACGATCACCGCGTCGGAGACTGACCCGAACCTCGCTGGCAAGGCGTACCGGGTGACGGCGCCGTTCAACAAGACGTACGCAACGGCGTCGCGCTGCTTCGTGGACGAGGTGGTGACCTGATGGCCGACGACACTCTCCGCGGCTTCGCCCACTCGCTCAATGTCGAGGCCGGTCGCCTTCCT